ATATTACTTTTAGAAAACACGCAAATGTTAAAGCAAGTAACAAGATTAGCCGAAATGTCGGCATGAATCAAGGTGCATCCAGAACAATCATTGATTTATTAGAATTGAATGGCCATAAAGTAAAAGGTATTTCACCGCAGCACAAAGGCAGCAAATGGACTATTGATTATTGTATGTCAGTTATAAAGGCAATGAAGATGGAGGTGCATGGAAACAAAAAACTTTCACAAGACGAAATAGATGCTTTTCAAATAGCATTAATTTCTAAAACTTATTACGAAAATGATTCAAATAAAGGTTATAGAAAAGAAGCTCCACCGCTTGACCCTGGCATACATCGAGGAGACAATGAGACGAAAGATTAATTATTTTTACGTTGATTACTTAGCCACCAGGATAAGACAAGAAGAAACTAAACTAACACTTTTAAAAATAGGCAATCATGTTAATAACTAAATTATTAAACGACAAGGAAATAAAGCAAGGTTTTATGTTGGTAGAGAAATATCCAAAACCTATCAATAAAAATAATGTTGTAAACACAAATAGTGCCTTGCTGCAATTTTACTCTGGCAACGATGGTGCAGGCAGAAAGTTTTACCAGTACATGAATAAAGAAAGATTACAAGCAATTTTATTTATGATAATAAATAATACAAGTGAAAAAGAGGATGTAAAAGTAAAAGCCAGTGTTCTCTTTAAAAAACTCTTTTACAGTTGAGTGATGTTTACTTAGTGTTTTATTTGCCGCAGGTGTTTCTCCTGCGGCTTTTTTATTACCATTCCACACCTTGCCCAATGGCATATTCAAGGATACCTTTAGCGTGAGCTTTAGCAATAGCCTCTTGCCATTCTCTGTCTATCATTAACACAGCGTCATTATAATTTGTAAAGAAACCATTCTCAGTTAACACTGCTGGCACATTTGTTGCAGTTAACATTTGAAACCTTGCCTCTCTGTCTAAGTCTCCATCGCTGTAATCATGCCTATGCACCCAGCCTGGAGTAGCATCTTTTATTTCATTGCCTATCATTGTTGCCAGTTGATCCGACCTTGTTTCACCTGGTGAGGTAAACACTTCCCATCCTCTGGCAGTTGTTGACGCTGCGGCATTACCGTGAATAGAAACAAGGACAGTTGCCTTGCCTAAGTTAGCATAGCTATTTACAAGCTGACAGCGTTTGTTTAGTGATGTGTCATTTATTGGCTCATATACTTTTTTAACTTGAAAGCCATAATCAATTAAAAACTGTTCAAGAAAATTAGCAACGGCACGGTTAAACACTCCTTCAAAGAACCAACCGTACGAGTGAAATTTACCATGTTTATGTTGGAAACACTTTGATGGATAGGTGACATATTTGTCTGGGCCTATGCCTTTGTTAAGTCCTCCATGCCCAGCATCCACGCATACTACAAAATCATTTGCATTCATATTTTTATATTTTAAAGGGAGATGTAAATCAATACACCTCCCCTTGGCACTAAGGTAGCGATTCTCTGCGCCTATAATTTAAACCCTATGAGGGAAAAAGCTGCGGAAATCAAAGATAGCTTGGCGGGTAATTTTACCTCTATCTCTTTACCAGCACATTCTCGGCTTGTTTCCTTAATCTTATCCCAAATAATTTGAGCAAGTTGGATGTATTCTCGCCAAGTAAATTTCACTTTATTACCTTCAAGATGAACATTTATCTCCGAAGCTAACTCCGCAAAGTTCATTGAGTAACAAGCCACGTCGCCCATTGGTGACTTTATTCCATCTGCATTTTTAAGGGCATCTTTTAAATTAGTCTGCATATTATTTGTTTTAACGTTTAAAAAATCTAAGAATTAAGGTTCCGATGTTTACTCCAGTCATCGACTTTATATTTTCTGCAATGGAATAAAGCTCCGTTGTGGCGATGGTAAAGGCTACCATGTAAGTAATGTTTACAGGTAAGCTAAAAGTAATTTTTGCACCTTCAAAAATCATGATGCCAACAAAGTAAACAACCACCTTTTGCGATGTGCGATAAAGCCCTTTGCTTGTTATCGGCTCTTTTCGTTTCTTAGCCGCCATAATTCCAGTGACTGTGTCTGCAAAAACTACAAAGATTGTAAAAATCAAAAAATGTTTGATGGGTAGGAAAAACGAGAATATAACTCCGCAACAAATGGAATAGGCAATGCCATCGTAGCCAAGTTTAAAAATGTTGTAAATAACTGCTTTCATTATTCAAGTTTTATTAACCTCACATCACCATCCACCGTTGCAAATTTGCCATCAGCGTATTTGTAACAATCGTATTTAACACCGTTAAAGGCAAAGGAAACTTGATTGGTAAAAGTAGATAAAAGTAGATTGGTTGAAATGGTGTAAACCTTGCCATTGTCTGGGTTAAAGATTAAACGTTTATTGCTGTTTAATTGAATAACTCCATCAATGATTTCACCGTTAAAGTTTAACTTCCAATCTCCAAGAAACTTTGCCGTGTCTCTTTGAGCCGTGGTGAAATAGACAGGCTTACCGCTTATTTGTTGGTGCAAATCATTGTAGTAATTAATCCTTTGTACTGATTTAGCCTTTGTAATAATTGGCTTTGCATGAATGGCAATCGTGTTACTTTGCCTTTCTGCATCGGTAACAAGGCTTTGAATGGCAGTTGCACTATCGCCTAATATTTGCTTTGAGCCTGTAACAGTTGAATCAGAAAAAGTAGTTTGCTGAATAATGTAGTAAATATTGCCTTGCTTTTGGATGTACACCGTGTCTTTGACAACGTCTTGCGCAAAGGAAAACAAGGGAAGGAATAATAATAGGTATTTCATTTTATTTATTTTCGAGGTTAATAATTCTTTGTTCAAGGGCTTTGATTAGGGCTTGTTGCTCTTGGATGGCTTTGGTGAGTATTGGAATAAGTTTTGTATAATCCATGAATAAACCATGTATATCTGAACCAACTACATTTGGTATAATACTCATGACATCTTCAGCGATAAATCCATTTTCATTTTCATTACCAAATTTATCTTCATCTATCCAATTAAAATTAATTGGATTTATTTGTAATATTTCATTTAATCCATAATTAATAGCTGTAACATCTTTTTTTAATTGAATACTTGATGTTCTTGTTAAATCTCCAACATTGTCAACAGTTATTGTGGATGAACCTCCACCTGCAAAAGTTGCATATCTTATCGTACCTGTCGTGTGTAATTGCACTGCTGGGTTTTCTGTGCCAATGCCGACATTTCCTGTGCTTAAAATTGTCATTGCTACATTGGATGGCACTGAACTTCCGCTAACACCGAGGTTACTGTTGACAGCAAATTTCAATCCACCAGCTCCAGCGGCTGCAAAATAGGCATTTGGGTCGCTAACCCCAATCACAAAAGTATTATTAGCAGCAGACCTTCCCTGAATTATTCGGTCAAAAGTAGATACGCTTGCATTAGTATTAAGATGTAATTTGGCACTCGGACTTGCCGTGCCAATACCAACGTTGCCTCCAGCCTCATAAACTGCGCTTGTATCAAATATTCCGCTTGAATTGGTACGAATTAAATAATTATTAGGACTAAATGAACTTGCACCCGTTCCCCCATTTGCCACCGCCAAAGTTCCAGCCAATGTCACCGCGCCACTTGTTGCCGTGTTTGGTGTTAATCCTGTTGATCCTGCGCTAAAGGTTGTAACCGAAGTACCTCCTCCTGCCACGCTCCAGACATTTGTAGCACGGTTATAATTGTAGAACCTATGATTTGCCGTATCAAGAATTATATATGCACTTGTATCGCTTAATGGTGTAATTAATGCAGTATCACCGATTACACCTCGATATATAAGCCCATCCGCAGTCGTTTGTTCTCCAAGCGTTATCTTTTGATTACCATTGCTTGGGTATTGTGCCCATGCAAGGCAAGGCAAAAGGAAGAGGAAGAGGGAAAGGAGTTGTTTCATGTTTATGTTTTTTAGTTTGCTTGCATTATTACCCAGTTAGTGCCATCGCTTACAAGTGTTGCCCATTTGCCAGCCGTAGCGGATAAAATAGGTGTATTTGCCGAACCTCCTACTAATGGAACAACATTACTTGATTGTGATACAACCGCATTATTTGTAATTGTTTTTATGTGAAATTCCGTGCCAGTTGAAGATGCAGCGGATGGAAAGGTTAATGTTACAGTGCCTGCATAATTTACGACTACCCATGTAGAT